GCAAGGCGGGCATCACTATGGCGGCGGCGGGCGCGTTTCGCGGTTATACTCCTTGGTATGTTGCTGGCATTCCTGGCGCTTCCGTCGCGGCCACCATTGGCATAAATGGCGAGGCGGTTACACCGTCGCTAGGGACTAGCGTTGACGGTCGCATTCGCCGCACCAACCCCGGTAGCGGTAACGCTCACCTTGCCCGCCTCGCGGTTCAGGCGTCACAGCCTGGAACGCTTTGGCTGATCGACCGGCTGTGGCAGAATAGCGGCCTTGTCGTCACATCGAACACGGCGCAGGCGATCACCCCCGCCACGCTTCCGGCCCGGTCTGGTGATGGCACCAGCAACGGCGCAAACGTGCTTGCCGCCATTGAGTGGTCGGCTACGGGCGGCGCTGGCACCCCCACTGTTACCCTGACCTACACCGATCAGGACGGCAACACGGGCGCAACCGGCACGTTCACCGGCGTTGCATCGCCCCCGGTTGGCACGTTTGAGATTTTCACCCTTGCGGCAGGTGATACGGGCATTCGTGCGCCGACCAGCTTTATCCAAAGCGCCACTCGCACCAGCGGGACGATGCACTTGGTATTGTTCCGGGTGATTGCACAAGTGGAAGTTACCGCAGCCAATATCGGCAATGCGATTGATGCGCTGACCAGCGGCTTGCCCCGCATTTACAACGACAGCGTTTTACAGCTTGTCTGGATACCTAACGCGACCTCGGCGACCAACATTCTCGGCCAGTATATCGAAACGCAGGGGTAAGTCATGGCCGTAACCGGAAAGGGTGATTTTCCGTTCCGGTCGGCTTGGCTTGGCGGAAGACGTAAACAGGGGGCAAGCCCCCGCAAGACTACGGTTAACGGTTACAATAGCGCCTATTCGCTAGTCTGGACTGACTTTGCATTTGACGGCGCAACGTCTGTCAATGGGGCGGCGTCTGGTTCCGCCAATGTTACGGGTTCGTCTGCCGGGACCGTCATTCTATCGGGGGTGGCCAGCGCCACAATAAATACAACTGGCGCGTCATCTGGAAACGTCCGCGTATCCGGCTCTGCGTCTGGGGACTCATCCGCGACCGGGGCCTCCGCCGGGACGGTAATCGACCCACCCATTACAGGCTCCGCTTCTGGCGCCGCCAACACAACTGGTTCGGCCATCGGCGCGGTTCGGGTCGCAGGGGCATCGAGCCAAACTATTCAGACTGTCGGGGCGGCTAGCGGGACCATAGCCACGTTTGGCGCGGCCTCCGGGGCGCCGGCAACCAGTGGATCATCTGCTGGCTCCGTGCTGATTGTCGGTTCCGCCTCCGGTCAGGCAACCGCAGATGGAGCGGGCGTAGGCACGGTTCGCATCGTCGGCGCCTCCAGCGGCGCCTCAGACTCTACCGGTTCCGCCGCTGCCGCTGTGGTTGTTTCAGGAACGGCTTCTGGCACATCGGACGCCACTGGTTCCGCCACCGGCCCTACCGCCCCCATCAACGGCGAGGCGTCTGGCCAGGCGAGCGTTACCGGCTCATCGACCGGGACGGCGAGGGCGCAATCTAACCAAGCGGGGCAAGTTATCGGCGCTCGTCGCCGGAAGTTCCGCCCCACCATCTTCTTCGACTGGTTCAAGGACGAACCCGCTCCAGAGGATGATTACGATGGCGAGGCCCGGATCGTCCCTGCGGTCGTAAGCCCAGTCGCCGCAAGTCTGTTCGCTGTCGGCGAGATAAACTTCGATGGCATAGCCAGAATGGCCCCGGCGACGATAGCCCCGGAAGCCAATTTGGTCGCCCGCTCGGCGTGGAACGACCCGACCGACGAAGAACTGATCGCCTTGATCTCTGCTGTATTTTAGCAGGTGTCATTGACCCCCTATCGGCGCGGTAGTATTTTGCGCCAAATTGCCAGAGGACGTTATGGACGTTAATGACGAAGAAGTGCTGGACGGGGAGGCCGTGATCGAAGATCGCGCGGACCCAGTAGCCATTCATCGTGCAGCCGGCGCCATGGAAGTGCGCAAGGTTGACGACAAGACTCGCACCGTAGACATTGCTGTTTCCTCGGAACTGCCAGTTGAGCGAGGCTTTGGCAAGGAAATTCTTATCCACGAAGCAGGAGCGATTGACCTCGCATTCCTCGCTTCTGGCCGCGCTCCGCTTCTGCTCGACCATGACATGGCACGGCAGATCGGGGTAATTGAGTCTGTGGAACTATCCGACGACCGGAAGTTGCGCGCCAAGGTTCGCTTTGGCCGCAGCGCACTGGCCCAAGAGGTTTTTCAGGACGTAGTTGACGGCATCCGGGGCAACATTTCGGTGGGCTACCGCGTCAACAAAATGGAGCGAGCAAATAAGGACGAATACCATGTCCGGTCTTGGTCGCCCTTGGAAGTCTCCGTTGTTTCGATCCCCGCCGACCCGACAGTGGGCGTGGGCCGCAGCACGGCAGCGCCAGAACCCAAACTAACCGTTGAACCATCCATCAAGAAGGAGGTCAAAATGACCGACGAAGTGAACCTGGATGCCGTTCGGGCTGATGCTGCTAAGGAAGCTGCCCGCAACGCATCCGAAATCCTCGCTCTGGGCGCCCGCCACAACAAGAGCGACCTCGCCCACGAAGCCATCCGCGAAGGCAAGTCGATTGCCGAGTTCCGTGGCATCGTCCTTGAAGCCATCGGCAGCGCAAAGCCGCTGGAAAACGACGAGATCGGCCTTTCCAAGAAGGAAGTCCGCTCGTTCTCGTTCCAGCGCGCCATCGCCTCGCTCATGTCGCCCGGCGACCGCAAGCTGCGCGAACTGGCTGCCTTCGAGTTTGAAGCCTCGGAAGCTGCTGGCAAGCGCTACGGCGTCACCCCGCAGGGTGTGATGGTCCCGACCGACGTTCTGCGTCGCGACATCAATACCTCGGACGACAACGAGATCGTCGCCACCAACCTGCTGGCTGGCTCGTTCATCGACGTTCTGCGTAACGCCTCGTCGGTCATGCAGGCCGGCGCCCGCATGATGCCGGGTCTGGTCGGCAACGTGGCGATCCCGAAGAAGGCAACTGCTTCGACCGCCGCGTGGATCAGCACCGAAGGCGGCGCTTCGAGCGAATCGGAGCCGACCTTCGCGCAGGTGACGCTTGCCCCGAAGACTGTTGGTGCCTACACCGACATGACCCGTCAGGCGATCCTCCAGTCGACCCCGGCCATCGAAGCTCTGATCCGCGACGACCTGACCCAGGCGCTGGCTCTTGCCATCGACAAGGCCGGTCTGGAAGGCTCGGGCGCTTCGGGCCAGCCGACCGGCATCCTGAACACCGCTGGCGTCAACAAGCCCTCGGCGTTCGCCGCTGCGGTCCCGACCTTCGCGGAAATGGTTGCGCTGGAAACGGCTCTGGCCGAAGACAACGCGCTGATGGGCAGCCTTGCTTACATCACTGACGCTGCCACCTACGGCGGCCTCAAGACCAAGAGCAAGGACAGCGGCTCGGGCATGTTCGTTTTGGAAGGCGGCGAGGCCAATGGCTACCGCGTCATCCGTTCGCAGCAGGCCACTGCCGGCAACGTTTACTTCGGTAACTTTGCTGACCTGCTGATCGGCATGTGGGGCGGCCTCGACCTGACGGTCGATCCCTACACCGCTTCGACCTCGGGCACGGTTCGCATCGTCGCCCTCCAGTCGGTCGATGTTGCCGTTCGTCACGCGGTGTCGTTCGCCTACAACAACGATACCCCGTAATAGGGGCGGGGTGGTCGGTTGGAAGTCCCGGCCACCCCATCTCTCTCTGGAGATTGATATGCACTATCTTTGCCTCAAGGGCGTTGTTACCTCGAATGGCGTTATCAAAGCGGGCGACCTTTGCGGCCCGCTTCCCGAATTTGAAGCCCGTGTGCTTGTCAGCCAGGGCAAGATCATCCCCTACGACCAACCGGAAGAAGTGGTGGCCCGTGAGCCGGTGGTTGAGCACCGCGATCCGCGCCCTCGCGGTCGTCCGCGTAAGAGCTAATCATGGGCGTTGAGTCCGCCGCAGACTTGGCAGTGTTCTTCGGTCTTGACGACTTCGGGGACGCCGCCACGTATACTCCGCTGGTCGGCTCACCCTCTACTGTCAACGGCATCTTCGATGAGCCGCAGGCAAGCCGCACCGTTACCGAGATGATGGATGTGACGATCCCGGCGCCGCAGTTCGTGTGCCGCACTTCTGATGTGGCGAGCGCAGCCGAGGGCGATTCCATTACTATCCGCTCGGTGGCCTACACCGTCCGGGTCGTTATGAAGGACGGCACTGGCGTCACTACGCTCATGCTGGAGAAATCGTGACCCACGTTCGCAAGCAGATCAGGGATGCTGTGGCGACCCTTGTGACCGACCTGTCGACCGCAGGGTCATCGGTCTACAAGATGCGCCGCTATGCGCTCGACGACGCCAAGCTGCCGGCAATCTGCGTCTATACCGGCGACGAAAACAGCAGCCTGATTACGGTCGGTTCGCGCACCCTGCGCCGGGTCATCAATGTGGTGGTCGAGGCATACTGCAAGGGCGCATCCACGGCTGTCCAAGACACCATCGACACCATGTGCGTCGAGATCGAGGAGGCCATCGCTGCGTCATTTGATCTTGGCGGATTGGCGAAGTCCACTATTCTGACCGCCACCGAGATCGACATCAATGTCCAGGGCGAGAGCGCCATCGCCTCCGCCAAGCTGGTCTACGCTGTCGAGTATATTACCGCCATTGGCGATGTGGAGACGGCGCGATGAAGATGGTCAGGGTCTACAAGGATAATGACAGCATCCTAGCGT